CCACCACCTGTCAAGCCCGGCACGTTCGGCTCGTACTCCTTCAGCGCAGCACCGCCGAGCACCATACCGCCCACACCGACGACCGGCTTCTCATGCAGCCGAGTGGCGGCACCGCCGAGCACCATGCCGCCCACACCGACGACCGGCTTCTCATGCAGCCGAGTGGCGGCACCGCCGAGCACCATGCCGCCCACACCGACGACCGGCTTCTCATGCAGCCGAGTGGCGGCACCGCCGAGCACCATGCCGCCCACACCGACGACCGGCTTCTCATGCAGCCGAGTGGCGGCACCGCCCAGGATCAACCCGCCGCTGCCGACGTGCGAGTACTCGTTCGGAGTGGTGCCACCCTCGGTGTAATAAACCTTGAGGGCGAGGTATTCGAGGCTCGCATCCTCGGTGTAGTTGTCGCCCTGGTAGGCGATGCGAATCTTGAAATTCGCGTCTGAGAACTCGGAGGCATCCCACGACCGTCCCCAAGTATCGGCAGAACCGCCAAAGGTCCAGGTCTGTTTACTGCCAGGAGTCCCGCCGAAGTCTCCGCTTGCCGGGACTCGTTTTGCCGAGGTCCAGCTCGTGCCGCCGTCGTAAGACAGGTAAAGATTCAGATACCATCCGGCATCCCCGAATGCGTCGTAACCCCGGATCGTTCCTTCAATGCCGTCAATCGTGGCGCCTGCGGGAACGCCGAACGTGAAGTTTTTCCAGCGGCTCGTGCTTATGCCGTTGTTGCCTGTGTTTCCTGTGGTGGCACTGGTGTCGTCGGCGTGAAGGTTATTGCGGTTTACCCACTCCGTTGACCCCTCGTCCTCGTTGGCTGTCGGAGCCTTGAAGCCCGTGTCGGCCATTAGTCAATCGCCTCAATGAGGCCGACCAGCAGCGCTCGGTCGTCTCCCGTGCAGGCGTGCGACCACGAAAGCGAGTTTGTGCTTCCGCTCGCCTGAGTCGCCGCGTCAAAGTCGATCGCCATGTGTTGTCGTAGTTATTGGCGTCGTTGCGTTCAAAACTTACACATACCCCAGCCGAGCGCCAGCCTCCAGCGAAGGCCGGCGGGGCGCCGGAATCTCCGCAAGACACGCCTGACGCAGCTCCGCGACACGAACGTCCGGGACCACGAGCTGGGTTGTGCCGTCGTCGCGCACGAGATGCAGCTCCACAAACGCGCCGGACGGATGACGATGCCGGCCACCGTCGGGCAAGTGGTCGTACAGCTCAAACACGATCCCGACGCCGCGATTCTGCCAAACCACCCATTGGCCTTTGCGCATAACTCAGTCCTGCGTGATCTTCGGGGTGATGCGAATCACATCCCCGCTGTTACTGATCGGATTGGGCGCGTCGGTAAACCGCTCGGCGTAGGCGATGCGGCCAGAGATAGCCCGCGTCAAGTAGTAGCCGTAGATGTTCTGGGTCGTCTGATTGGCGGACGACGTGAACGACTGCTGCGCATAGGACGCCTCGGAGGGAGCGCCCTCGGTGACCGTCCAGGAGGCGCCAGTCAACGCGATGGAGGCGTACCCGGTGAAAGTCGCCTCGGTGTAGCTCGCGGCGGTGTCCGTCTCCGCCGGGGTGACGTTGTTCTGGTAGAGACGAAGGACTAGGTTTTCCGGCGAGGCGTTGTTGACGAAGTACTTGAGTGCGTCACCCTCGCCGTTGTTGGGGACCAGCAAGGCCATGTGTTAGCCCCCGAGCTGTCGCAGCAGCTCCTCGCGCTTTGCCTTTGCCTCGCGATAGCGGCGGTCCTCGTCGTCGCGCTGCGAGCGCAGCGCCTCGATCTGAGAAAGCAGCGCCTTCTTTTCCCTGTCGGTGCTATCCTGAAGCTTCGCCAGTGCCGCCTTGGCGTCACGGACCACCTGCTCCGCCTCCACGCGCGCCACTGAAATGCGTTCGCGGCACTCCGCTTCGGCCGCGGCGGCGTTCGACTCAGCCGCGGCGACAGCTTCCTTCAACTCACCCAGCCGACGCTCGAGGTCGCCGATCTGCGCCTCCAGCTCGGCACGAGCGATTTTTTTGCGTTCGTCGATCTCGTGTAGCGCGCTTTGCGCCGCGGCCACGGCGCGCAAGAACTCCTCCGCCCGCGCGAATGCCCGGTAGGCGTTCTTCATCTGCTGGGCGAGATGAATGGCCGCGTTCAGATCGTCGCTCATCGCTCAGCCGACTGCGAAAGCAGCTTGCAGATAAGGTTGGTCGTACCGTCGCCTCCGGTCACACGCGGACGAATCCATTTCGTGTTCTCGAGCACCTGCTCGATAGACTCCTGGGTAAACGAGAGCGCGTTACCCTGCGGGTCGGTCAGCGTCCGAGCGGTCGACTTGTTGTTCGACCCCTCGATAACAACCGTACCGCCGACACCAAACGTGCCGTAGACATGGACTGACTTGTCCGCCAGCATCGCCGCGTCCAGCCAGTCGCCGTCGTCACCGCTTAGCAGCCCGCTCCAGGTACACTCGTGGACGCCGCGGGCAAGCCAGACGCCGCTACGGGCTCTCGTCGCCATGAGCGTCCTCGTCGACCTTCAGCTCCTGCTTCGCTGCTTCAATCTCCGCCTTCCGGGCCTGCTCCTCCTTGCTTGGACGGCCTCGGCCGCGCTTCGGGCCGACCTCGGTGAAGCCGACCTCGGCGAGCACTTTGGAGCTGATTTTCTTCAGCTCCTCCTCGAACCAGGGCGGGAGCTGGTCGACCTTTTTGCCGCTCTCGGTGTAGACCTGACCCTCCTTGAGATATAGAGTCGGGCCGCCCCGCTGGGCGATACGAACATATGGGCTCACCCGAACGACGCGTTCGCCCCGCCGTTCGTGGGTTTGAAGCAGATGCATCGTACCCCCTTAGTACCCGAAGGCGATGCCGTAAAGCGTCACCGCTCCGGGGTTGTCGTCCGCGTCGCGCTCAAGTGCTGGACCCTCCGCCGCGTTCGGGTAATCGAACTCGTAGCTCTTGAGGGTATTGTTCGCGTGGTCATACCGCCACAGAAACCCGCCGATGATATTGTCGGCGAGCACCAGCTCCCGGATATACCGGGAGAAGCCGAGCGCGGCCGGCGTCAGAACGACCCCGGTGTCGTAGGTGCCGGCACCGAGATCGATCTTGACGAAGTGCTTTTTCTCGCCGTCGCTCAGCTCGCGATGCTGGACCTTAACAGTGAGTGACTGAGCCATGAGCCACCCCCTATTAGGTCGATTCCTTCATCGCGGCGATGTTGCCGGGCAGCTCCCAACGGGGCTCGACGAAGAAGATCACATCGGCGAGAGTCAGTCCGGTAACGGCGCCAGTCACCTCCACGACCGCTTCCTCGCCGGGCTTCAGCTCGACGTTGAGGCCGTCCTTGTAGACCACGTCGCCCTGGGCGTGCGTGGCGGCGACGTTGATGACCGCCACGTCGCCGTCTCCGCGGCCGGTGTCGGAACCAGCGGTCGGCCGCTTATCGATCTTCAGAACGCCCGCGGCCGTCGGATCGGTCTTGCAGACGATCGCGACCGCGCGGATCACGAGCGGGACGTAGCCGGGCGTGAGCTTGCCCTTGTCGCCCGCGGTGGCGAGAGTCGCCTCGGTGACGACCCTCTCCTGATACTGCGTATGCGTGTACGCCATGTTGCTTACCTCACTGCTGCCAACAGCCGATTACAGGCTGCCGACGTGGACGATCTTGGCCTCGCCGGGGTTGCCGGTATCGAACGGCAAACCGAACTCGAGGATGCCGTACCACGCGACCGCCTTCTTGCGGCCGAAGTCCTCCGGCATCGCCGCGCGCAGCTCGGGCGTCAGCGCCTCCGCCATCACGACGGCGTCCTCGCCGAACACCACGCCCTCGCCGAGCACGGAGTTCGTACCAACCTTGCCGAGTGCCTTGGCATGATTCGTCTCGACGAATCGGACACCTTCGATGCGGCCGATCTCGTTGTTGAACTTCGCCTGCGGGTCGGTGTAGCGGTGCCACTGCTCCCAGGCCGGGTCGCGCTTGATGCCGCGCAGTCCGAGCGTGCGGAAGATCGCGACGTAAGAATCGCCGAGCATCGGCACGCGCAGCGTGTCGTACATATAGTCGCGGATTTCCTCGACGTGAAAGACGTTCATGTTCTCCGACGCCGTCGCGCCGAACACACCGTTCGTGGCGATGTTGTTGCTCGCCAGTCCAGTCGGGGCGTACTTGATCTTCGACTGCTTGAACGCCTTGGCCGCCTTGGTGTCGAGAATCAGCTTCATCTGATCCCGCAGCTTGCGCTGCACCGCGTTGTCGATGTCGAACTCGGAGAGGTCATCGGCGAGCGACGTATAGGGGATCGCACGGCCGAGTTCCTTCACGGTGATCGACGTGGTCGACAACGAAAAAGTGTCCTCGGGGATGCGCTGCGTTTCGTCGAGCGTCGAGTCGTCGACCTCGGCGACCTCCGCGATGCGGGTCAGCGTGATGGACTCGCCGCTCTTGCGGCCGTAGCCGTCCACAGAGCCGACGTGGTCCATGAACGCCGCTTCTTCGACCGCGGCCTCGAAGAGCCGCTTGCTCATGGCGTGGTTCTTGTACGTCCCGGAGGGGGCGTCAAAGACCCAGGTATGCGTAGGCACGGTTCACTACCTCAGTGATGGAGCGCTGTTACGCGGAGGCGCGACGCGGCTGCAATCGCATCTGCCGGCGAGCCTTGATGACCGCGGACAGCGTGATGGGCTCCTCCTGATCCGGCGCCGGCTTGGCGCCAGGGTTCGGCAGGCCGGAACCCATTACCACCTGCCTCGAACCTTGACCGGGCTTCTCACCCGGCTGCAAAAACGGTTTCACGAGCGCATCCCGCTCAGCGCGGGCCAGCTCGGCGAGCTTCTTCTTCGCCTGCGACACCGGCAAATCAGCCAGCTCGTTGAGGTTGGCGTGCATCACGCCCTGCACGAGCGCCTTCGACGCCGCGAGGTCTTTGTGCTCGCCGTAGAACTCGTCCCAGAACTGCTTTTCACGAGTCTTGCGTTCCCCGGCCGTCAGCTTCTGGTCGAGCTTCTGCTCAAACTCCGCGAGCGCCTTGCCAACGTGGTATGCGATGGCCTTTTCCGGCGCCTCAAAGAAATCGGGCGCCTGCTGCTCGGCCGGCTTGTCATCAGCCTTCGGCTTCTGCACGGACTCGACGAGCTGCTGCACGTACTCGGCGGTCTGCCGCTGGTACTCCTGGAACGCCTGACCTTGCGCCTGAATAGCGGCGGCAAGATCGGCGTCGACCTCGAACTCACGACCACCGATCGCGACTTTCGCTTTAGTAGACTTCTTTTCCGGCGACGCGGCCGGCGTCTGCGCACCCGGCTGATCGGAACCGGGAGCGCCGTTGAGTACTTCCGGCTCGGTAGGCTTAGGCATTTGAACCTCTCTTTTCTCGCTTTGCCGCGTCGTTCAGCAGTCGGATCGCGGAGACCTCTGCTACCAGACTGCGCGCTTGCTCACTGTTCCACTGACCGCCTCGATGCATCTGCACCAAGCGGTCCATGATCGACTTCTCTCGCTGCTCGCTCTGGTCGCCCAGCCACGACAGCAAGAACATCGCCGCCCGCGGGTTGATCTCCTCGCTCATCTCGAGCGAAGCGGGCTGTGCATCAGCACCCCGCGCGGCAGAAGAATCTGACGCCGTACCTCGGCGTTTCCGTTGCGGCGCTCGAGCCGCTGGATGTCCTTGGTCGCGATGGCGAGCAGCTCAAGCAGCCCGTCGATCGCCTTGCCGTAGAACTCGAGTTTTTTCTCGAGCGACATCCCGTCGTTCCTGTGGTCCGTATACCACAAGGCCCACTCAGTCACGCGCCTATCCAGATCAGCGCTCACCGTTGCCCTCCTCTCTCCTGTCTCATCCGATAATGCGCGTAGTGTACCAAAGAGAGAAAGACGACTCCTTCCTCTGTCTATCCCAGTAGCATCAACGCCCAAACCGCGGCCGGGATGCACATGATGAGGTACGCCATCCCGTCGCCGAACTCCTCCGGGAAATCTGTCATCAGAACATCCCCTCGGCCGGCGGCGTCGGTCCCGGACCCTCCTCCGGGTTCGGCAAGCTCGGCAACGCGTTCGGGTTGCCGGCGCCGGGCGGAGTCGCCGTACCCATTCCGGGTACGCCCATACCCAGTCCGGGTACGCCCATACCGAGCATCTGCTGGAGCATCTCCTGCGCGGTGATCTTGATCGACTCGGTCTTGATGTTCGCCAGCTTGATGAGTTGGTCGAGCACTTTGTTGATCGAGTACTTCTGCATGAACGCCTGGAGCAGCATCGGGTTCTGGAACACGAGCTGGAGCAGCCCAAGCAGCTTCTGGAAGTCCCGCGCGCGGGCGAGCAGTCCGCTGATGCCGTGAACCTTGAATGTCGCCTGGGCCAGCTCGTTGAACCGCTGGTCCGGGCTCATGCTCATTAGCGCGTAGGCGGACTCCATGCCGATCACGTCGACAACCTCACGCGCATCGAAGTTCTCGAGGTTTTGCAGAATCACCAGCCAGACCTTGCGCAGCAGTGGGGCGATCAGCTCCGTCTCGATGTCCTGCACAATGGCGTCGAGCGTGATAGCGGTGGATTGCTGCGCCTCGACGATCTCCGTCGCCTTCACCTGCTTAGGCGGCAGCATCCCCATCTTGAGGTCGTTGGTCATCGAAGCCGCCTGGAACTCCCGGTCCAGGATGTTGTAGAGTGCAAGTGCCTCCTGCGGGATGTCCCCGGTGTCGGAGGCGGTCAATGCCTGCTGCTGCATCGGGGCGTCGTCCTTGAGCACCAGCGTCATGCCTTGGCGAATGCCGCCGGATACCTGATTCACGTCCTCGAGCATCCCGAGCCGCAGCTCCTTAATGCCCCACACCGCCGCAAGGCCGCCGTCGAGCATCAGATTGAACAGCTCGTTCTGCGCGGCGTTGAGCGCCGCAGCGTCGTCATAGAGCGCCTTGTGCCAAACAGAATGCGGCACGCGAATGATCGGCGACGTGATGAAGCAAGACTCCCCGTGCCAGTACGGGTTCGGCTCCGGCGGACGGATCAGATGACGGTCGTTCGCGACCGCGCAGACCACGCCCTTCTCGACGATGTGCCCCTGTGTGTTGACCAGAGTGCCCCAGCACTCCTCAATCTTGACCATCCGGCGGCGCTCGGTCGTATCGTCCTGACCGCGCTCACGCTCGTAGCGCTCGTGGCCGCGACGAGTTCGCGGCTTGGAGTACTCCGCGGACAGCTCCGACATCGCCGTCGCGTCGAACACCCCCTCCTCCGCCAGCTCTTGGGTCTCGTGCAGATCAAGGTACGTCACTTGCACTTCGTAGAGCGACTTGCCGCTCGGGTCAGGCAGGTAATTCTCGGTCGGGATCAGGTCGAGCTTCACCCGCCAGGGGCGATATTCCTGGAACGACCCGTCGGGCTGCATGATCCGCCGCGCCACGTCCGAAGGCCCGGCGTGAACCTTGAACACAACGAGCGCCTCGAGCAGCCCCTGCTTCACCCCGTCCGACAGCAGCGCGTTGAACGACCGCGGGCGGCCGGAGGCGACGAATTGCTCGCCGATCTTGTCGAGCTGCGACTGGATCAGCTTCGCCGCCTGCTCGCCATTGATCGGCAGCCCCTCCGGCAACTCCACCGCGAACCAATCGCCGAGCGAAGTGAGTCCCTTCTTGATGAACGCGGCGAACTGCTCTACCGCGGAGGCGATCTTAGGAAGGCTCTCCGTACTCTGACCTTCGATCTTGTGGGACCAGTCCTGCATCCCGAACAGCATCTCTCGGTTGCGCCGGTTGAGCGCCATGCGGGTGTCGCGCGCCTGCTCGGCCTCGCGCACATACGCCTGGACGATCCGAACGATGTCCTTTGGCAGCGCCTCGACGGGAACGTGCGTCGGCATAGTCAAATCCTCACTTCACGGCGCTCTCTGCGGCGCCACCCATAGCGCGGCTCGTTCACGGCGCGCTCGCGTACACGATTTTTGAACAGGCATTCTGTGTGAACGCCAATCACGTACTCGTGCGAATGCCGCGGCAGCTCGCGGGCGCACATCCGGCAGAATTTAGAGTCGGCGTCCACCGCGTATGATCCTCAGTCCGGGGCGCGAATAGCTCGGCGCCTGGATCAGCACCGACTGCCGGTGCGGGGTGCGCACAAGCGCCCGACCTTCGCCCGCGCCGAGCAGCAGATAACCGCCGGCCTCGCAGACGTGGCTGTAGATCGAGTGCTTGTCCGGCTTGTCCTCATAGCGCTCATCGCCGGCCACCTTCATGCGCCGGTAGTGGTAGCCGCCCGACAATCCCTTGCGGAAGTACCGAGCCTTCGGCGACACCTGGAAGCCGGGCTTGCCGTCGATCATGCGCAGCATCGGCGCCGCGAGCGCCTCACGCCGCAGCACAAAATCGTTCGATTGCGCCGGCAGCGCTGGGATGCCCATCGCCCGCAAGATCGAAAAACAGGTATCATCCTCGCGCTGCGAGTGCGGCGCCCGCGTATCACCGGCCGGGTCGCCGTAGATGCGGAACTCGTACCCGTAAAAATCAGTGCCCATCTTGGCCTTGAGCAGCTCCCCGAAGCGGTAGATGCCCATGTCCTCGGTCACCAACTCGTCAAGGAAAGCCCACTGACCGTTGGCGTACCGCTGCGCGAACACCGCCGCGGGCGTAAGCCCGAAGTCAAGCCCGACCCAGACGGTGAGTCCCTTAATCGGCTCGATCACCGACGGCGCGCAGTGGGTGGCGTCGATATACTCTGGCACCACCGGCTTGCCGTCGCGCACGAAGCCATACTGCGCGGCGTAGTACACCCGGACGTGGTCGAGCGGCTTGCCGTAGGAACGGGTGAGGTAGTACTGCTCTTCGAGGTTCTCGATGTTCTCCGCGAGCGGGTTCTCGACGAACGTGCCATCCGCTTGCTCGATCAGTCCGCCCGGCTGACGGAAGTAGGCGAACTTCTTGGGGTACTTCTCGTGCAGCCGATTTTCCTCGAACTCCTTGTAGAACCAATGGTCCTGATCGGGCGGGTTCGAGTCCGCCAGGATGCCGCGCCACGTCGCGCCGCCGTCGGCACGCGGCGGGTAGCGTCCAACGCGGTCCTCAAGCGCTTCCCAGATGCCGCGCGGTATCTCTCGCGCCTCGTTCAGCCACGCTCCGGTAACCTCGAGCGAAAGCACCTTCTTCACGTCTTCGACGGTGTCGAGCGCGCGGAACAGCACGTCGAACTCAGCGTCACCGACGCGACCCTTGAAGATCATGTCCTGCCAGTTCATCGTGCCGACCTGGGACATCCAGTACATCCAGGTAGCGACGGTGGTGTCCTTCAGCTCCCGGTAGGTGTTGCGCACCGCCAGCCAGCGGCTGCGCCGGGTGCCATCCCGGCCGGGGCGCTGCGCCAGCGCATGACCGACGGTGTCGAAGCAGCACGCGGTCGACTTGCCGGAGCCGACCGGACCAATGACGATGCGCACCATCGCGTCGCTGGCGTGGAACTTCGCCAGCGTCGGGCCGGGGCAGTGATACTCAAGAATCGCGTGCGACATCAATCAGCTTCGGCGTCGCCGTCGTCATCCGGCGGCGCAACTGTCGCCTTCGCCTTCTGCGAGCCGTTGTCTTGCTTGCGGCCGATGAAGTCGAGCACCAGCCGGCCACCGACGATCCCCCCGCCGCTGCTGTCCTGCTGGCCGGGTCTCCCATACCCACGATCTAGGATTGCAATTGCCGCAGCTACGCGGGCACGCTTTTCGGCCTTCGTATCGGTGGCGATAGCGTGCAGCGAATTTATGGCGTCCTTGGTGAACCGGCGCGCTAGCTTCTTCACCGCGTTGAGCGCCTCTTTGTCGGCTCTGCTCTTGCCGCCCGGATTGCCGCTCTGGCCAGGGGCGAACTTCCCGCCCATCAGGTCAGCACCGCTAGTCCGGTTTTCTTGTCATACTTGAAGCCGCGAAAGTCCATCGCCTTGGACTTTCTACGCACAGCACGACGCAACGCCTCCGCGCGCGTCAGTCCGCGCGGGAGCTGTAACCCACAATTAAAATCGGTGACGGCGACAGAGCGCCGGCTGGACTTTTTTGCGCGCACGCGCCCTCCAAACGGATAAGATCGACCTTCAGACGCAACTATCTGTCGCCAATTCTATCTGAGAGCGCCGTCTCGCTATTTCCTGAGCGAGTACTTGCAGTAGACCGGCATAAGCCAAGTGATCCCGTGCTTCGGGTGCACGGTGAGCAGCGCCTGCGCGGGCGCCTCCCACGGAGCGCCGATCTGGAGGGCATACTCATCATAGCCCTTGACTGAGCCGTTCACGATCACCCGGTTCGAGAGCCAGAGCTGGTGGAAGTGGCCGACCAACATCGTGTCGTACTGCTCCGGCCGCCCAGGCATGAGGCTGTCGGTCACCCGCTTCCGGGCATCGCCGCGCAACACCGGACCCAGCGGGCCGATGAGTGAGTCACCGCCCTTGAACTGGTCCCCGTGCGTAAGCCGGAACACCCGGTTCTCGAGGCTGAACGTCAGGTCGCGCGACGGCGGGAAATGGCAGTGAACCCGGTCGCGATACTTCTCTCGCGCGGACAGCCAGTCCTCAAGCAGCTTATAGGCTAGCCAGTCGAGCGAATATTGTGCATAGCCCTTCGTACGCGGCTTGCGTGTGGTGCGCCCGTGATTGCCGGGCACCCCGTAGAGCCAGACCTCGCCGAACTCTTCGACGAGGAAGGCAACGACATCGGCCACGAGCGCGGCGATCTCGCGCGCCTGCACCAGCGGTGGCACCGCGTCGGTGTCAGCCAACTCCTCGTGAATAGACCCGGAGATCAGATCGCCGCCGAGCGCGAGAACGATGCCGGGGTAACTCGGGTGGGCCAGATGCTGCTTCAGCAACTCCGCGGATGTGCGGGCGATCTCCTGGAGCCGAGCGGCGCAGATTGTGGGATCGTATTGGTTCGAGTGAAACACCTGCTCCGGCACGACGACCTCGCCGTAATGGATGTCGGACAAGAACAGCAACGGCACGCCCGGCGCACCCAAGTCACGCTTGCGTTCGGGCATCCGCCACCGCACCCTCGGATCGTACGGCTTACGTGCCGCCTGTATGCCCAATCGTTCGAGAATCGTGTCCTGGATCGACGGCGGGCTCGTGGCGTTGTCGGGCGGCGCGTAGACGCCTTTCTCGATCCGCACCAGCTCCTTCGTGCGGGTCGCCTGACTCAGCAGTTGCGCAATAGCGTTCGGGCTCGCCTTCGGAAAAATAGCAGACAGCTCGGCGATCGTCTGCGCGCCGGCCCTGACGGCATCGATCACCTTCTGCCGCGTCAAGCGGGACATGACAACTCCTCAATCACCCGGCGACACTCCGGGACCGGCGTCAGCACGCGCACATGGCGCCGTCCGTTGAACACCTGGAACTCCACCCCGCCGGCTGGCGGCCGGCGAATGCGCGGCCGGCGGTCGACGTACTTCCGCACCAAGTCCGCGTACGCGTACAGCACCTGAAGGTCATCCATCGCTCACTCCTCTGACTCTTCGTCACCGTTGCCATAAATGCGCCGGCCGGCGTGCAGCTCGAACGGCTCGCCACACTCGACGCAGATGGCGTGACCGCTGTCGAAAAGGTTGAACGCCCCGCTACCGCAATCCGGACAAAGCAGCGGCGAATCGGGCTCCCCGTCGGCGGACAACGGAGAAAAATGCACGTCGGCAACACGCGGCACGTTACCGTTCCTCGATCGACCCCAGCTTCGCAGCTGCGGCCTCATAGCACCGATCAACCGCCAACTGCGGATTTCGGTCGGTCTCTTTCCAACGGAACAGCGACCGCAGATGCTTCAACTCGATCGTGTAGTTCCCGCGCGAATCGGGACCAGTTTTGATGACGAGAAAATCGGACCTCTTCATGACCTGTCTACCTCACCGCACTCAAAAAACGATTCGGTAAATGATCGAGTACTGATCGACCAAGTCCTCCGGGCGGTCGTTGAACGGCCGCCCCTCGGTAAAACTCGAGTGGTGATCGAACTCGAGCACCCACCCGCTGCCGGTGCGCGGCTCGTAGCGATAGCGAATCACCGACTGCGGGTTCTTACCCTCGTCGATGTGCTTGTCGTACCCCGCGCCCAGCTCGAGGACGTGCTGGTGCGTCGCGCAACCAGAAAACGCGACGACCGCAGCCAAAATGAGTCCGGCACGGATCATGTCGGCGCCTCGAGGAAACGACGAACGATGTCCGCCGGCACGGCGAACCCGATGTGATAAACCGGCACCATCGAGAACCCGACAGCACTGGCACGCAGTCGCACGTTGATCCCGGCAACGCAGCGACGATGGGCGTCGAACAGCGGCCCGCCACTCGAGCCGAACACGATCGACGCGGAGTGCTGCAAGACCTCGACGGTCTGGTCGTCCTCGATCGGCAGCACCAGCCGGGCGTTGCCGACGATCCCCGCCGTCGGGAACGGGTCCATCCCTGCGGCAGCGCCGACCGACACCACGGCGTCGAACGGGTGCAGAGGCAGTTCGCACAACGAGGCGACGGGAACGCGGTAGCGGACGGGGAGCGAAACCTTCAGCAGCGCCAGATCGAGCTTGTCGTCTCGACGGATGACTTCGGCAGGGAGGGAACGCAGGTTGAGCGCCACGAAGTGGACGAGGAGCTTGTCGTCCCCGGCGAGGACGTGTGCCGCAGTGAGAAGCAGCGCCGCACCGGGCGCCGCGGTGATGACGACCGCGGAGCCGTGGCCGCCGTCACTACGGGCGACGGTCGCCGTCGCTTCGATCGTCGCGGCGTCGGTGTCAACCCGCAGAGGCGCCGCAGCGTTGACACCGCGAGCTAAGTACCCGGTGCAAAAGCCCAGGGCGCCAAAAATCAGCGCCAGGGAAAGAAACAGCAGCCGAAACAGGTTCACCTTGGCCGGCTCCATTGGCGATTCGAGAGACAGACTCATAGCGTATCTGTCTATCACATCTCACAACGGGCGTGCAAGGCGGGACGGGATCAGAGCAAAATCACGAGGAAAAACAGTACGAGCGCGACGTACCCCGTCACGTCGAGCCAATCAGCGGCGTAATTTCGTTCGAGGTACTCGAGCAGCGTTCGGGTATACGCGTGAGCGGAAAAATTCCGGAGGGAATTGCGAGCCGGGTATTTATTTTTTGGAAAAATTTTGTGAGGTAATTTTTCGGAAATACCAGAGCGAAACACCCCCAAGGCCACCCCATGGTGGCCCCGTGCCACCCTGTCACCCCCTCCCCTGGGGGGCGTCCGGCAGGCCATCTCGAGGCGGGTGGAAGAGTACCGATCCCGTCCCCCTGGTTCTCGGTTCAAGGGCTTAGCATCACTATGGGGCGCTCCTGGGGCGACGGCGCGCGGGCCAGCCTTACCGACGCGACGCGAGCCGCCGGGTAGGTGCGACTCAGGCGCACGCTCGCCGGACCCCTTTGATCGATTTCTTTGATCGAACCCCGGTGCCACGACAAACAACGTCAATCAGAAGCACGCACGGGGAAAGCCCAGCTCACGGCATACCTCGTCAGCCGCGCGCTGGAAGGAAGGGCCATGGATGTACCGCCCGCGGCGCGTCGACCATGGCAACTTCGCCACGTCCTCGTGGATGTGGACCATCTCGTGTGCCAACGTCGCGACTACGCCGTACAGCTCCCGGTGCGGCGCCACGTAGACACGCCACCGCTTACGGCCGAGATACACACACTGACCGCGCAGCGGCTTATCACCTTTGTGCCTGCGGCGTCGAATCCCTTTCAGCACGAACTCGACGCGTTCGACCGGCGGCATCTCCCATCTCGAGAACGGCGGCAGAGACCGCAGCATCTCGTAGTTGGCGCGCAACTGCTCAACGGTCGGTCTCACCATGCGCATAGCTACATCAGCTCCTCGCCAAACGATTCCACCCAAGTCAGGAGATCGCGCGCAGGCGTATCGTCGGAGACCTCGAACGTCGTGCCGGCGTCACCCATTGCCTTGACTTGCACCCGCGGATTCGGAACGCGCCCGCGAAAGCCCAGCGCGTACACCCGCGAGCCGTCCTCGAAGTCGATCACGATGGGCACAACCTTCACGCACTCCCTCTCCCCGAAAACCTAAGTCGCGGCGCACCCAGGCTAGGAGGCGCAGGGTTTGGGCAACCCCTAGATGGACAGGCGGCCTGGGGCGCCGCGAGGGATGGATAGTACCACAGATGGACACTCCCGGTCTCCTGACAGATAGACAGGTAGCAGGTTTCAGGTTGCAACCAGTTTGCAACTCCCTTATATATATTTTTCTTTTCTTTCTATCAAAAACATGTCCAAGTAATAGGATTTGGGCTCGCAACCCGCAACCTCTGCAACCGTACGAGCCTTGCCGCACTGTTCTTCGGCTGCGGTACAACGCCCATCGGACCTTGAACAACGATACGGCGATAAACAGCAACCTCGATACAGCGATTCAAAGATTTGATAACTCTTTGATCTATCAATCTTCGATTACCGCCGCTTGACAGTGAGATAGATAGTTGCCGTAGAATGGCGCCCTTGGCAGTTGGAGGTTTGGCACTTCAAGCCTGGAGGAGGCGCCATGGTTATCACGATCACCCTGTCCGATGCACCCAACGGGTGCGCCTGCGGGTGCGGCAGCAGGCTGCACCTTGACGTTCAGGCCCACCGCGCAGACGAGGAGCCCGATCCCGATCCCGATCCCGAGCCGTCGGAGGCCGGGGAGGCAGCGGAGCTGATGCTGGACGCGCTGCTGAAGCACTACGACATCCGCCGGGAGGAGCCGCTTGCGAGCATCTCCCATCCCACCGTCAACTGACCGACCGGAGAACGCCATGCACCAGCCAGTGATGTCGCTCGTCCACGAACAGAGTGCCGTCGAGCACAACGCCAAGCTCCTCGCCGATGTCCTTCGGTGGTGGAAGCTGGGCCACAAGTACCGGGCGCTCGGGACGACGTGGCAGATGATCGCCAACTTTGTGCGCGGCGCTGCCGCATACGCGGACGCGTTCGGTCACGAGGACGTGCTCGACGATCTCCAGACGCTGTTCCAGGTCGCGCTCGAGCATCACTTCGAGATCATGGAGCACGGCATACCAATGGCGGAGCACTTGAAGGCGCGTCAGTTGTTCGCCCAAGAGTACGCCAAGGAGTTCGGGCTCAAGGGCGACAAGCGTCCGTCGGTCTTGGTCGTCGCGCCCGCGGGGCACGCGTAGAAGGTCGTCATGTGT